GGCCGCAACACCCGACGCGACACCAACCCCGAACGGGACTGGTAATCGAACACGGGGGGTGGGGGTCACGCTCCGTCGACCTTGACTGCTGTCGACCCGCTTGAACGTGCATTTTTTGAGCCTCTGACCTGCGACGATGCCGGAGCGTGACCAGTGAGTGACGCCGATGCTGGCACGGAGCGTGACGCTTCGACGGTGTATGAGGCTGTCGTAATCGAACACGCTGCGTTGACTCCTGCGCTGCGGGGCTCGTCGTTGGCGGTCCTGGTGCGTGAGCTGGCGCGGTCGATCGACGCGGCGCGTGAGCCGGCGGCGGTGTCGAACTTGTCCAAGGAGTTCCGTGCGGCGTCGGCTGCTCTCCGTGAGGCCGTGCTGCAAGCCGGGGAGCGGGGGGATCGTGTCGATGACCTCGCCGCTGCCCGTGCCGCTCGTCGGCGTGCAGCGCCCGCGGATCCTGGTACGCCCGCCGTCGGTAAGTAGCAGCGGCCAGGAAGCTGTCGACCTGGCGGCGCATGCCGGGTTGGTGCTGGATCCGTGGCAGCAGTTCGTCCTCGAGGTTGGTCTGGCTGAGCGCGCCGATGGCAAGTGGGCGGCGTTCGAGACTGCGTGCGTGGTCAGTCGCCAGAACGGCAAGGGTGCGATCTTCGAGGCCCTGGCGCTGGCGAAGTTGGTGCTGTTCGGCTCGGAGCTGTTTATCTACAGCAGCCACGAGTTCAAGACCAGCCGCGAGGCTTTCCGCCGCATCGGCATCTTGATCGACTCGACGCCGGAACTGGCCAGCCGTGTGCTGCGGACGGTGCGTAACCCGTCGGAGTTCGGTTACGACTTCCGCAACGGTCAGCGGCTCCGGTTCTTCGCCCGGTCTGGTGGGTCTGGTCGTGGCTGGTCCGCGGATGACTTGTTCTTCGATGAGGCGTTCAAGCTCGGTGGCGAGGCGATGGCCGCGCTGCTGCCGACGTTGTCGACCCGCGATAACCCGCAGGTCTGGTATGCGTCGAGCGCCGCGTTGTCGGACTCGGACCAGTTGCATGCGCTGCGTCGTCGTGCCCTTGCTGGTGAGGGTGTCGACCGGCTGGCGTACATGGAGTTCTCGGCGCCGGAGGATGCGGACGTTCACGACCGTGAGGCGTGGGCGTTGTCGAACCCTGCTCTTGGCTATCGGCTGAGTGAGGAGTTCATCGCGTCTGAGGTTGAGGCGCTGCCGGTGGACAAGTTCCGTCGTGAGCGCCTGTCGATCCCTGATCTGCCGTCTGGTGAGGCGCTGTTTCCCGCTCATCTGTGGGCGGCGTGTGCTGACCCGGATTCGCGGGCGAAGGATCCGATTGCGCTGGCGGTTGACGTGGCGCCGGACAGGTCGCATGCGTCGATCGCTGCGGCTGGTACGCGGGCGGACGGTAAGCCGCACGTGACGATCATCGAGACGAACCCGGGCACTGAGTGGGTTGTGCCGCGCGTGAAGGCGTTGGTTGAGAAGTGGGAGCCGTCCGCGGTTGCCTTGGATTCTGCCGGCCCTGCTGGTGCGCTGGTGCAGGACTTCACTGCGGCTGACGTTGAGGTGGTTACTGCTTCGGCGCGTGACTTGACGAACGCGTGCGGCCGGTTCTTCGACCTCGTGGTGTCGGGTGAGCTGCGACACCGTGACGAGGCTGCGTTGAACGTGGCTGCGGTTGCGGCTCGTCGTCGCAATGTCGGGGATGCGTGGGCGTACACACGCCGCCGCGACTCGGACGCTGACATCACGCCGCTGTATGCGGCGACTCTCGCGCTGTGGGCGCATGCCGAGCACGGCCGGACTACCGAGCCGGGCGTCTGGTTCATCTAGGAGGCCCCGTGTTCGCCCTGGTTGGCCTCGTTGTGGCGTTCGCGCTGGTCGTTGGTGGTGTCGCGCTGGTGTCTGTTCCCGGTGCGCTGGTCACGGCTGGCGTTCTGTGCGGCGGCGTGTCGCTGCTGTTCGTTGACTTCGATCGGAAGGCCAAGCGGTGACGCGTCTCATCGACCGACTGTTCGGGGTTCGGGCGAAGCTGCCTGACCCGGAGACGGTTGCGATGGTGCAGACCTGGGGCAACGGTCGCGGGACTGAGTCGATCGCGCCGACGTTCGTGTCGTATGCCGCCGACGGGTACAGCAGCAACGGCCCGGTGTTCGCTTGCTTGAACGCGCGGCTGCGGTACATCGGTCAGGCGGAGTTCAAGTTCCAGGATCTGGCCCGCCGGTCGCTGTTCGGCACTGGCACGCTGGGGCTGCTCGAGAACCCTTGGCCGAACGGCACCACGTCGGACCTGCTCAAGAAGATGGAGCAGCACGCCAGCCTCGCGGGTAACGCGTTCGTGTGGCGTGCAGCCCCCGACCGCCTGGTGTGCCTGCGTCCCGACTACGTCGAGATCGTGTCGGCGGACTTCGGCGGCTACCGGGAACCCATCGGGTACGTGTTCCACCCGGGCGGTGTCGGATCGGGTGACGAGGTGTTCATCCCCGTCGACGACATGGCCCACTGGGCGCCCATCCCCGACCCGCTCGCGGACTACCGCGGCATGTCGTGGCTGACCCCCATCGCCCGCGAAGTCAACGCCGACGTGGCGATGACGCAGCACCGGCAGCGGTTCTTCGACTCCAACGCCACCCCGAACCTCGTCATCCGCTACGACTCGCCGCTGGGTGCGTCGACGGTGGCGGAGATCGCCGAGCGGTGGAACGCACGCTACGGCGGACCCAACAACGCCGGCGGCACCGCGATCCTCGACCGTGGCGCCGACCTGACCGTCGTCGGGCAGTCGTTCGAGCAGATGCGCTTCAACGACGTGCAGGCTGCCGGCGAGGCGCGTATCGCTGCCGCGTCCGGTGTCCCCGCGATCGTCGCGCAGATCCAGGCCGGGCTCGACTCGGGCACGTATGCGAACTACTCGCAGGCCATGAAGGCGTTCGCTAACGGCACCCTCGCCGATCTGTGGTCGTCCGCCGTCGCCGCGTTGGCGAAGTTCGTCACCGTCCCCGACGGTGCGCGCCTCTGGTACGACACCGGCAACATTCCAGCACTTCAGGACGCGGAGACCGCCCGCGCCGAGGCAGCAGCCACCAACGCCTCAGCCCTCTCGACGCTGATCCAGGCCGGGTACAAGCCCGACGCCGGGGTCGACGCCGTGAACGCGGGCGACCTTTCGCTCCTCACCGGTCAGCACTCCGGGCTCGTGTCCGTGCAGATGCAGGCTCCTGGTGCGGCGCCCACTCCCACCGGAGGAAACCCCGCATGACCGAGTCCCTTTCGCGCGCCTTCACGGGCGACATCGAGGTGCGAGCCGACGCGACTGGCCGCACCGTCACCGGCATCGTCGTCCCGTTCGAGCGCACCGCCCGCGTGTCTGATGGTGGCCCGTCGTATGACGAGGCGTTCCAGCGTGGCGCGTTCGCTAAGACCATCGCTGAGCGCGGCGGCAAGGTGAAGCTGCTGTCGCAGCACAATGCGCGCACGAACCCGCTGGGTCGCGCGACGCTGCTGCGTGAGGACGCCTCCGGACTGTATGGCGAGTTCTCCGTGTCCCGCACGCAGGCTGGCGACGAAGCCCTCGAGCTGATCCGCGACGGCGCCCTCGACTCGTTCTCGGTCGGGTTCGCCCCGGTGAAGCACGAGAAGCGCGCTGGCGTCCTGTGGCGCACCGAGGTCGCACTGCGTGAGGCGTCGCTGGTCACGTTCCCGGCGTACTCGGACGCGCTCGTGTCCGGGCTCCGTGACGAGTTCGGCGCGCTCCCCATTGAGGACGCTATGGCCGAACTGAGCCAGATGGTCCGCGGTCGGACGCTCCCGGACGAACTGGTCGACCACCTGATCGCGTCCCTTCTGCCCACCAGGGCATCCCTCACTCACGCCACCACTGACGACGGTCAGTCGGAGCGGACGCACGACAACGACGGTGAGCCGGCCAGCGCCACTCCCGACGCCATCACCCGTTTCCGTCACCTGCGCATGATCGCGCGGGAGAAGGGCATCATCTGATGCTGAACGACACCCAGGCGCTGGGCGAGAAGGTCGAGGCGCTCCGCGCTGAGATCGTCGAGCTCGACGCCCTCGAGGCTCCCACCGAGGAGCAGGCCGCGCGCTTCGACGCCGCCCTCGTCGAGTTCGACGCCGCCAAGGCTGACTTCGACAAGGCCAACGAGCGTGCCGCCAAGGTGGAGGCCGTCCGTGCCGCTGCCGTCAACCCCGTCAACCGTGAGGCCGGCTTCTCCGCGCCCAACGTTGTTGTCCGCCGCGACCCCTTCGAGGGTGTCGAGCGCGTCGACACGATGGCCCGCGACGAGCAGATCAGCCGCGCGCTGACCGCCATCGACAGCCTCGGCCGCACCGCGCCCGCCTCGGACCTCGAGGAGCTGTCGCGCAAGGTCGAGTCCATCAGCGGCGTCGCCAAGCACGTCCTGCTGACCGGTTCGGACGCCTACCGTTCCGCGTTCGCCGAGTACATGGCGACGCAGGGCCGCCCGAACTACACCGCCGACGAGGCCGCCGCCGTTCGTGCGTCGCTGTCCCTCACCTCGGCCAACGGTGGCTACACCCTCCCGTTCAACCTCGACCCGACCCTCATCTACACGGGCACCGCGTCGAAGAACCCGATCCGTCGCCTCGCTCGCGTCGAGCAGGGCACCTCGGACAAGTGGAACGGTGTGACCGCCTCCGCGGTGACCACGTACTGGAAGGCTGAGGGCTCCGCCTTCACCGATGGTTCGCCCACCACCGGCGGCCCCTCGGTCGACGCCGCAATGCTGACTGCCTACGTGACCGGTTCGTTCGAGATCTTCCAGGACTCGAACCTCCTGTCGCAGCTCCCCAGCCTGATCGGCGAGGCGTTCGACTTCGCCGAGTCCGACGCGTTCGTCGTCGGTTCCGGCTCGGGTGCGCCTAAGGGCATCGTGACCGCGATCAGCGCCACCGCCGGCAGCACCGTGACCGCCACCACTCGTGGTGCGTTCACGACCGCTTCGGCTGTCGACGTGTTCGCCCTCCTCAACGCCGTCCCGTCCCGCTTCGAGGACTCGGCGACCTGGGTGGCGAACAAGGCCTGGTTCAACGTTGTGAAGCAGATGTCCACCGGGTCTCAGGGCAGTTACTTCTGGAGCGATTTCAACGCCGCCGTCGGTAACCCGCTCCTGGGTTCCCCGATCGCGCAGGCTTCGGCCATGTCGTCCGCGACCACGTCGGGCACCGTCATGGCGATCCTGGGCGATTTCTCGCGCTTCCTCGTGTACGACCGCCTGGGCACCCAGGTGGAGTACATCGCCAACGTCGTCGACGGGTCGGGCCTGCCCACCGGTCAGCGCGGCCTGGTGGCGTACAAGCGCGTCGGCAGCGATTGCCTTGATATCAACGCTTTCCGCTTCTTGAAGGCGTAGGTAGTCCAAACCCTTCGGGTGTTTGGCAACAAGTACGGCCCGCCGACACAGCGGGCAAGCGAGGGCGGCACTCCTCCACGGGTGCCGCCCTCGCGCACGCCTGACGTGCGAACCCGTGACGTGGAGGCAACCCCGTGGAGGAAGACATGAACACTTGCACCAACCCCGACTGCACCAACTCCCCGCGCTACGCCAGGGGGGTGTGCAATCCGTGTTACCAGCGTGCCCGCGCGAACGCTCAGCCGCCCTGCTCCGTTGACGGCTGCGAGCGCCGGCGGAAGTCCGTGACTAGTGGGCTGTGCGCCATGCACGCCAACCGACTTCGCCGCACGGGCGATGTTGGCGGTGCCGGAGCGGTCATCCGCCCCAAGGGTGTGGGCACCATCAACCGTGACGGGTATCGGCTGATCGCAGATGTCGTCGACGGGCATCGCAAGCAGCGCATGGAACACCGGGTCGTCATGGAGCGGATCCTTGGCCGCCCCCTACGCGACTACGAGAACGTCCATCACATCAACGGGATCCGTGACGACAACCGGCCCGAGAATCTTGAACTCTGGTGCAAGCCGCAGACGCCCGGCCAGCGCCCCGAAGACCTTGCCCGCTGGGTGATTGAGACGTACCCGGATCTCGTCGCTGCCGCGTATGAGTCGGCGGTGGCGTGATGGGTTCCCAGGCGAAGATCAACCGCGCCCGAAAGAACGCCCCGGCCGGCCCGGACACCACGGTCGTCATCGCGTTCATTCACCCCGGCCAGTGCAGCGCGTACTTCACCACAAGCCTCGTCGGTTCCCTGCTGTACGACCGCGCCACGTCTCGCCGCATCGTCGGCCTGAAGAACGAGTGGTCATCCGCCAACGTGTCGCAGCCGCGTAACAACTTGACGCGCCAGTTCCTCGAGACGGGCGCGGAGTGGTTGTGGTGGATCGACGCCGACATGGGCTGGGAGCCTGAAGCCCTCGACCAGCTGCTCGAGGTCGCCGATCCCAAGTCGGCCCCCATCGTCGGCGGTCTGGCGTTCGGTGCGTTCCACGACATGCTGTTCCCCACGATCTACCAGTTTGGCCAGGTCGACGGCCAGCTGACGACGGTTCGCATGGCTGACTATCCGCGTGATGCGGTGGTCGAGGTTGCGGCGACGGGTGCGGCGTTCCTGCTGATTCACCGGTCGGCGCTTGAGGCGATCCGTGACCGGGAGTTCAACAAGACGTTTCCGTGGTTCCAGGAGACGGAGATGTCGGGTCAGCCGGTTGGTGAGGATCTGACGTTCTGTCTGCGGGCTCGGATGTTGGACATCCCGGTGCACGTGAACACGGCCGTGAAGGTCGGTCACCACAAGTCAACGCTCCTGACTGAGGAGCGGTTCTTCGAGCAGCGAGAGGCGGCCCCGTGACGGCG